GTTAACATGGAAACAATCTTAGGACTAGGCAATGCCGGCTGCCAATTGGCGGATGAGTTTGCCAAATATCCGCAGTATGATACATACAAGATCGATTGTTATACGAATAAGGCAGAAAATTATCTTAAAATCACTGAAAGACCTAGCCATGAAGAATATGAAGCTAAAACAAGGCTCCGAGCGGCATTCTTTAAGAAGATTAAAGGACCAGTACTGTTTATAGTTGGAGGCTCAGGTGACATTTCAGGCGCTTCGTTAAGAATCCTTGAAAAAATAAAGCACTTAGAGACTCATATTTTATATATACGCCCGGATCTAGATCTCTTGTCTGAAAAAAAACGAATGCAGGAGAAAGTTGTATTTGGAGTGCTGCAACAATACACAAGATCTGCTATCTTTAAAAGAATGTTGGTTATTGACAACAAAAGCCTTGAGACCATAATAGGCGATGTGCCGATTATGGGTTATTATGATGCTTTGAATCAGCTAGTTGTCTCTACTATACACATGATTAACATATTTGACAATTCAGAGCCAGTTATGAATACTTTTGCTGCGAACACGGCAACTGCTAGGATCTGCACCTTGGGAATTATTGATTTCGCTACTGGTGAAGAAAAAAGTTTTTTTAATCTTGACTTTCCTCGCGAGAAGAAGTATTATTATGCAATCAATAAAGAAGATCTTGAATCTGCTAATGATTTATTTAAAACGATTACAGATCAAGTAAAAGAGAGATCTAGTGAGAAAACTAAAGCCTCTTACGGTATATTTTCAACAGAATATGAAAAAAATTATGTATATTCAATAGCTTTCTCTTCGCTCGTACAAAATCAAGAAATATAAACTTTATCCTTGACATTATCTGCCTATCGTGTATAATAGGTGCAGATGTTTGGGAGATTGGCTAAACATACTTTACTACTTTAAGGAGAAAATTATGTCAATTGACATGGAAAAAATTAAGTCGAGATTAAGCTCGCTAACAAACCCCGAAGGAGGCGGCAAGAGTGTCTTTTGGCGTCCGCAGGATGGAGAACAGGTAATTCGCATTGTTCCAACCGCAGACGGCGACCCTTTTAAGGACTTCTTCTTTCACTATAACGTGGGCAAGAATTCAGGATTCCTCTGTCCCAAGAAGAATTTCGGAGATGATTGTCCAGTGTGCAGTTTTGTTAAGACACTGTTTAATGACTCCGATCCCGACAGTATTAAGATGGCAAAGTCCTTGGTTGCCCGCCAGCGTTTCTTTACTCCCGTTGTTGTTCGCGGTGAGGAAGCGGAAGGTGTGCGTCTGTGGGGCTTTGGTAAGACCGCTTACCAAGAACTACTAAACCTCGTGCTAAACCCTGATTACGGCGACATTACTGACGTAACAGAGGGTACAGATTTGGTTATTGCCTATGGTAAGCCCCCTGGAGCACAGTTCCCGCAGACCAACATCACTCCGCGTCGAAAGGCATCACGCCTAGCTGAAGACGATGAGACAGTGAATAGTTGGTTGGAAAACGTGCCCAACTTTGAGGAACTTTTTGAGGCCAAGTCCTCTGATGAGATCAAGGCCATTCTTGATGAGTTCCTGTTGTCTGACGAGGATGCTGAAGGTGCATCCAACGAGACAACCAAATATGGTAGCAGTAATAGTGGTGATACTGCTACCAGTGTTGATCAAGCATTCTCTGAACTTTTGGGATAGCTTGATCTTACGGGATCTAAGACATACAAAAAATGTTACTTTCCCCCTAGTTAACAAGCTTGTATGTCTTAGATCCTCTTTTATAAGTAGGTTTTTAAATTGGCAAAAAAGAAAATTAAAACACAGCCGGGCCGCCTAGGCGTTGATAAAATGCGAAGCATCATCAACAAAAAAGCAGGTATGGCTGTAGCACATGATTTGAGTGAAGAAAATCCCACTCAAGTAAAAGATTGGATTGGAACAGGCTCGCGTTGGCTAGACTCTATTGTCTGTAGAGGACAGCTAGCTGGAATCCCGGTAGGCAAGATTACCGAGATCGCCGGCCTGGAGTCAACGGGCAAGTCTTTTCTTGCTGCTCAGATTGCAGCAAATGCTCAAAAACAGGGTATGGACGTAGTATACTTTGATTCAGAATCCGCTATTGATCCAACATTTTTGGAAAAAGCAGGTTGTGACTTAACGACACTATTGTACGTACAAGCAAATAGTGTAGAGTTTGTTCTTGAAACTATTGAAGAGCTTTTGGGACAGAATGAGAATAGAATGCTATTTGTTTGGGATAGTTTGGCTCTAACGCCATCTATCGCCGATCAAGAAGGTGATTTTAATCCCTTGTCATCAATGGCAGTAAAGCCAAGAATTTTATCTAAAGGAATGGCCAAATTGGTCCAACCTATCGCCAATGCTGGAGCAACACTGCTAGTATTAAATCAGCTTAAGACTAATATTACAAGCAATGTAGCGGAGGCGATGACAACGCCATATTTCACACCGGGCGGAAAAGCTATGCACTATGCTTATAGCTTGCGAGTCTGGCTCACTGGGAGAAAGGCAAAGAATTCTTTTGTTCTCGATGAGCGAGGTTTTAGAATTGGGTCCGAGGTGAAAGTTAAGCTTGAAAAATCCAGATTTGGAACTCAAGGCCGCCAGTGTACGTTTAAGATTCTCTGGGGAGAAGACGTCGGCGTACAAGATGAAGAAAGCTGGTTTGAAGCAGTGAAGAGTTCTCAGCATATTAAGAATGCTGGTGCTTGGTTCACTCTATTTTATGAAGACGGAACAGAAGAAAAGTTTCAAGCTTCAAGATGGATGGAAAAACTGCAAGATGAAAAATTTAAAAACAGGATCCTCCAATTGATGGAAGAAGAAGTAATTCTAAAATTCCATGAGCGAACGGGTGACGCCGCTAGTTTTTATGAACTAGAGCCAGAAGAATAATTTCCTTAGACTGTTTTATTCTCTTATGTGATATACACACTATTTATATAAAGGAGAATAACATGGATATTAAAGAAACAGTTCAGCAGATTGTTAGAGAAGAATTAACTCCTTTTTTATACAAAGCAGAAGTATCTATTCGATCGACCAACGATAGAAATATTACAGATATTGCTGATGAATTGAGAGGGGTTTGCGGTATTACAATCGTCGACACAAAAGCGACAAAAGCTGCAGGTAAAACAGCGCAAGTTACAGAGTGTAATATCAAATTTTTTCTAACTTCACCATCTTTGCAGCAGCATATGAAGAGAATGTCACATGTTGCGAGAAGAATTAAGGGCGTCATCCGTTTTATGATTAAAAATGTGGAGAAAGTACAAAACGGGTGAGTAAAGTGAATTCGGAAAGATTGTTAATTATTGATGCCCTCAATATGTATTATAGGGCATATATCGTCGATCCCTCCCTGTCAGCCAACGGTCAACCAATTGGCGGCGCAAAGGGGTTTCTAAAGATTCTACAAAAATTGGTAAGGGAAACTAAGCCAGATAGAATTGTTATATGTTGGGACGGAGAAGGCGGTTCTAGAAAACGTCGAAGCGTTAATAAGAATTATAAGCAGGGCCGCAAGCCGCTTCGTCTAAACCGAAGCATAAGGGTTCTTTCGGAGCAAGAGGAATTAGAAAATAAGATTTGGCAGCAGACTCGCCTTATTGAATATCTTAACCACATGCCTGTAACCCAATTTATGTTTCCGGAGGTTGAGGCTGACGACGTCATTGCACAAGTCGCCCGCTCATCTAATTTTGGAGGCTGGCAGAAGGTCATTGTCTCTAGTGATAAGGACTTTATTCAACTATTAGATGATGAGACAGTACTATTTAGACCGATCCAAAAGCAGGTTTTAAATAAAAATAAAATAATAGAAGAGTATGGCATTCATCCAAATAATTTTGCCCTAGCCCGGGCAATTGTTGGAGATAAGAGTGATAATCTAGATGGAGTCCCCGGAGCAGGTCTTGCTACGGTTAAGAAGAGATTTCCATTTTTGGTAGAGGAAAACTCATTTTTTATTAAGGATGTTATAGAGGCGTCTAAAGAATCTGATAAAAAGCTAAAGATTTTTGAAAAGATTGTGGAACTTGAAGACGTAGTTAAAGAAAATTATAAGTTAATGCAACTTTATTCGCCAAACTTAAGCGTGCAGGCTAAGAACAAGATTAAATATATAATTGAAAATTCTGAGTTGACTCTCAATAAAACCGAAATAACAAAAATGATGATTTACGATGGTTTTGGAGAAATCAACTTATCCGACCTCTACCAAAACTTTAATAAAATGATGCTTGACAAAAGCAAGAAACAGTAGTATATTCGTAAATGCAAACTAGGTGGGTAGAGAATGACAGAGAAGCAAGAAGACTTTTCTAAGTACGGCAAATCTTTTCAAGAGAGTTTAGCTCAGCTTATTCTTATGAATAGGCCCTTTTCAGAGCAAATTGAAGAAGTTCTAGATATTAACTTTTTTGATCTCAAACACTTAAAAGTGTTCGTTAGCTTAATTTTCGATTACAAAAGCAAGTACAATTCTCACCCCACAGACAGTGTCATGTCATCGTTGCTTCGTTCTGAACTTGAAGAAGAAAACGAAGCAACCAAAAAGCAAGTAAGAGATTTCTACGCCAGAACGATCGCCAGCGGCAATCTTGACGAAGAAGAGTACATTAAACAAACATCGCTTGATTTCTGCAAGAAGCAGAAACTTAAAGAAGCAATTATTAAATCAGTCGATCTAATCCAAAAGTCTTCATACGACGAAGTAAAGGGCTTGATTGATGAAGCACTGTCTCTAGGCATTGATAATGAGGTCGGTCATGATTATAAGAAAGACTTTGAACTCAGGTATCAGGTAAAAGCTAGAAATCCAATTAGCACGGGCTGGGAGTTAATTGACGGTTTGTGCAAGAACGGCCTAGGTCGAGGTGAGTTGGGTGTTGTTATTGCGCCTACAGGTGCTGGAAAGACGCACTGCCTTGTACATCTTGGCGCTAACGCTTTAAAGGCTGGCAAAACAGTTGTGCATTTTACTTTAGAGTTGTCTGAAAGCGTGGTAGGATTGAGATATGATAGTTGCTTAAGTAACGTACCTCTTGGCGATTTGTTTTCTTTAAAAGATGAAGTTTATGAAGCCTGTATGGAGGTCCAGGGCGAATTGATTATTAAAGAGTACCCAACAAAGAAGGCTTCTACACAAACTCTTGAGCAAGCCCTAGAGAAGATTAAAAAGAAGGGAAAAGATATTGATTTAGTTTTGGTAGACTACGGAGACCTTTTAAGGCCAGTTTCTGCTCAAAGAGAGAAAAGAAATGAATTGGAGTCTATTTATGAAGAGCTAAGAGGATTAGCTCAAGAATTTAAGTGTCCTATCTGGACGGCATCCCAGACGAACAGAAGCGGGTTGAATGCAGAAGTCATTACAATGGAATCAATCTCAGAAGCCTTTAATAAGTGCTTTGTCGCAGATTTTATTTGTTCACTCTCCAGAACTATTAAAGACAAGCAAGCAAATACTGGCCGTATGTTTGTTGCCAAAAACAGAAATGGGCCAGATGGATTAATTTATCCTTTATTTATGGACACGTCTAATGTTAAAATAAAAGTATTAGAGCCAACAGATGAGACCATTGAGGACATAGAGAAGTCGGCTCTAAAGAGACAAGAGACAAACTTAAAAGAAAAATATAAACAATTTAGAAAAGCCGGGAGTTAAATTATGCTAGACAATGACGACGTTAAAAAAGAAACTTTAAAGTATTTTCAAAATGATGAATTAGCCACCAATGTTTGGACATCTAAGTACTGCTTAAAAGATGAAAACGGCAATATGCTAGAAAAAACTCCGGACGATATGCATAATCGGCTAGCTAGCGAATTTGCTAGAGTGGAGAATAAGTTTAATTGTCCTAGAACTTTAACAAAAGAAGATATCTTTTCTTATTTAAAAGACTTTAAATATATTGTACCTCAAGGTTCTCCCATGATGGGGATTGGCAATAATTTTTCTAATGTATCGTTGTCGAATTGCGTCGTCGTCGCTCCGCCCCAAGATAATATCTCTTCCATCATTGATTCTGGTAAGTATTTGGCTAATCTATTCAAGCGCCGCTGTGGTGTTGGCTTAGATCTGTCTTTGCTCCGTCCCGAAGGCGCCCGAGTTAAAAATTCAGCCGGCACAACGAGTGGTGCCTGGAGCTTCGCAGACTACTACTCCTATGTATGCAGAATGATTGGGCAAAATGGCCGGAGAGGCGCCCTGATGCTCTCGATGGATGTCCGCCACCCTGATGTTGAAAGTTTTGTAACCATGAAACACGATTTAACAAAAGTGACAGGCGCGAACGTCTCCGTAAAAATCAGTGATGAATTCATGAAAGCGGTGCAGAACAACGAGAAATTCACTCTCAGGTTCCCAATAGATTCAGACGAGCCCTTGGTTAGCAAAGAAGTTGACGCGCTAGAATTGTGGAATAAGATTGTTGATTCGGCA